CCGCGCATTCCAGAAGTCGACGAAACCTTCGGACAGATTTCAAGATACGAAACCAGTGGACCGAGCGGAGCCTTCGCTACTGGAAGGCGAACCCGAAAACACGAATCGAAAAGATCAACGCGGTCACCGGATCGGTTTCGCCATATCTTCCGGTACAGGAAAAAGGTGGAACGGTCAAGGCTAAAAAAAAAGCCATTCCGATCGCAACGAAGGCGGCACGCGGAGGAATGAAGGACAGGGTCGTCTTGAAGCGCTTCAGACTCGGATCGATGGGATCCCTAAAAAAAAGGAAAGGGGGAAAGTTTTTCGTTGCCAACTTCTCCAGAAAAAAAGGTATCTTCACCAGACAAAGGAAAAAGCTCATCATGGTCCAGGACCTATCCTTCAAGAGCTACAGGGTCCGAGCTACAAGATGGCATTCCAGGGCAGTAGCGGCTTTCGGATCATCGAAAATGTTCCAGACGGCCTTCGTGCGCGAGGCCAAGCGATACCTAAGCTCGTAAACCTTCTGGGCTTTTAGCCAGGGGGTCAAAATTGAGACTTTTTCGGTTTTAGATGTCCATTTACCTTTTTCAAAATCGGACGCGATAACGGCCTTTCTTGCTTGTCTTGATACCTGCCCCCGTCCTGAAAATGTAGCCAGTTGTGTAGCCAGAAAAGTACGATTCCAAATAAATACGGACTAATACCGGAAAGCGCCGGGTATCGCGGAATAGTGTGGAAGCTTTTAAGATATATGTCTTAAACAGTAAAAAGACAACGGGAACAAGCGCGAAATAGCGCCTTGGCCGTGGGTTCAATTCCCCCCACCTCCATTGGCAAGTCTTTATCCTGAAAGGATTTAGACTTGCCTTTTTTCATAAAATAGGGCCGGTAGCCAGTTGTGTAGCCAAAATCCGACCGGTCAACTATACTCGGGGCATGGGACGCTTCAAGGAGCCTTACAGCCTCTACCCGCGCAAGATGGCCTCGGGGAAGGTGATCTGGTACTATCGCACCTACGACGACGACGGACGGCGCACGAACGGGATTTCCACCGAGCAGATCTCGAAGACGAAGGCCCGCCAGTTCTGCGACCGGCTCTCCCGCGAGGGTCGCCTGGTCCCGACGGGGAAGCCTGCCCCCAAGGCGGAAGGCCGCGCTCCGCAGCTTGAAGCCTGGGCCCTGGCTCGGAAGTGGTGGAAGTGGACGGACGCCGGGCCGGAGTGCTCCTACTGCATCGGCGAGCTCGCGCGATCGGCTGACGGCTCCCCGGCGATCCAACGGGATCATGCCGACCGGTCTGCCCGGATCCTAAGGGACAACATCCTTCCCCTTCACGGATCATTCCGGATGGACGCGATCACGACAGAGATGTGCGAAGACCTTATGACGCTCTGGAAGGACTCGGGGGCGAGCCCCAAGACGATCAACAATCGGGCCAGCGTCTACCGCGTGATGATGGCCGAGGCCGAACGCCTCGGGGTGATCCTGCGGTCTCCCTGGTCGAAGGTGAAGACCTACCGGTCAGGCCCAGGAGGGAAGGGAATTCTGTCCATCGAGGAGTTCCGCACCCTCATGTCGCCAAAGGCCTTGGAAGTCGCGTGGAAGGGGCACCTGGTCTACTACGCGGCGAATCTGCTTTCCAGTGTAACCGGCTTGCGGCAGGGAGAAGTCCTGGCGCTCAAGGATGAGGACATCAAGCCGGACCACGTGAGGGTCGCTGGATCGTGGGGGATCAAGTACGGAGAGGGACCGCAGAAGACGAAGCGCGGGGTCGATGAGATCCCGATACCGAAGTTCGTCTACAACCAGATCAAGCCGCTTCTTGCCTGGGGAGGGTACGTTTTTTCATTCACGAACGGGGTGAGGCCTTGCACCGGGAATCGGGTGAATGATGCCCTGATTTTTGCCCTGGATGCAATCGGGATCGATGATACGACACGAAGGGCGCGGAAGCTAACTTTCCATTCCTGGCGCGCATTCGCGAACACCTACTTCCGAAACGCCGGGGTCCCTGATGCGAAGGTGCGTCAGATCACCCGGCACGTTTCGGAAGCGATGACGGAGCACTATTCCGCCTTCAGGCTCGACGATTTCAGGGAAGTCGCCGAGGCCCAAGGAGCGCTCGTGAAGGAACTCACGAAGCGCGCATGAAGGCATCAAGGTCTTCGCTTTTTATTCGTATCTGAGTACCAAGCCGAAAGGCCTTCAAAGTTCCGTCTTGAACGTATTTCCTCACTGTTTGGACGTTACAGCGAAGTACCTCCGCAACTTCTTCGGTCAAGTAGACCTTCTTTTCAGTTCCCATTCCGTCCTCCTCTATTCCTTGTCTTTCAATGCTTCGCTGTAGGATCTAACCAGATGCGACTTCGCTCCCGGAAGCTGGTCCCATGATTTGATCGGGAAAATGTTCTTCACGAATTCGCCGAACGATCCCACCTTATAGCCTCCTCCGACGTGCCGGTATCCAGTCCAGGCCGGGGGAATATGGGGAACGATGTCTCCGACATTCTCGAAACGCATCAGACCGTAGAAGCGCTCGCGGACCTCGAAGGGTGGCATCCACAGGACGCGAGGAGCGCCGAAAACGTAGCTCTCAAGGGAGATGCCAGGAAGGTTGAAGGCGATGTCCTCATGACAGAGCTGGGCAAGGGCTCCTCCGCGCGAATACCCCAGGATGGTGACGTTCTTTTTCGACTTGATCCGCTCGATGATCTGGTCGCGGACCGACTTGTACGCGAGGACGAAGCCTTTGTGGGCCAGCCATCGAACGGGCATTTCGCGATACGGCTCGACGAAGAAGTCGAAGTTCGATCGCCAGTCGAAGGGAGACACGCTCCCCTGGAAGGAGATCTCCGCAGTTTCCCCGAGATCGACGATGCTGAATTGAACATCGAGCCCCGCCGTCTCCCAGGGTCCGTTGATTGCTCTCAAAAAGCGCTGATAAATTGTTTCGCTCATGTCGTTATCCTCCAGATCGAGCTTGAAATTCAGTTCATCATCATGGTCGCGCCAGGACTGACCTATCCCGCAGACGGGCCCTATGCCGCGGGGTATGCTCTCCGCTGACCTGAGGGTCCGCCCGCACACCCTACAGGTGGGTTTCTCAGAAGATGTCGCCAGCATCTTTTGTCGTCGGCTTGGGCTTATCGGCCACGAGAATAAGTTCGGGCTGAGGATCGGCCGTCTCCGCCGGAGTGAGGGCTTCGGCTGCTGAATCCAGATACGAGGCCGTGCGGTCAGTCACGTCGCGCATGGGGGGCTCCTGGGACTGCTGGGGATGCTCGTACTCGTCCAGGGACATAAGCATAGCCAGGCCCTCGGCTTCTTTCGCTGGTTTCTTGAGGAGTTGCTTCGCGGCGGTCTTGTCATGCATGGCCTGAAGGCTTTTCTTGTAGGCGGGCCCGTTGAGATTCCCGTACTTCGCCACGACGTCAAGCACTTCGTCATGGGTTATGGTGGGGATCTCGACATGGCCGTCGAGGTATTCGAGGCGCATGTAGTATCCGGCCAGCTTCCCGCGATCTCCGAACGGCTGGGGGTTGTGCCGTACCGACCCCGCCGCCTTGTCGAGGGCGAAGTCGTCTTTTTCGTAGACGCGAACAAGCTCGGGAACATTGCGGAGAACGGCACCGGGACCGTGGGCAGAAGCGAAGGCCAAGCCGTCAGCCGTCGGGACGAGCGTTGCCTTCCCGGCGCCCATCGGGACGATGTAGGCGTGGGCGTACTGGCCTCCGATCTGCAGACCCATGGTCGCGGCCTTCCCGAGGCACTTGTAGACCGAGAGGATTCCCGTTTTCGTCGAGATCACGGGAGCGAGTTCTTCCCTTCCCGATATCTCGACGAGGGCCCGCTGTGACCAGGTGTCGAATGCCCTGCTTACGTTCGGCGCGGCGATCCGCTGGAGTTCTGATCCCATCGTCGCGAACATCGTTTCCACGCCCTTGCGCCCCGTATCCACGAGGGCGAAGAACTCCTTTTCCGTCTGGTTGGCCATTTTCTCCTACCTTTCCACCGCGATTACGCGCGAGGTTTTCTTCATCGCTACCCTGATGGCTTTCATATTTTTCACCTTCCAGGCGATCTCCCATCGGAGAGGTATATTCGGAATGAAAATCCCGATCATCCTCCGCCAAAGCGGGCAGCGCTTGCGGGCAAGAACGGTCGCAAGCTCGCTCTCCGCGAATCCTCGGAGATCCTTCCTGGCCTTCTTGATCTGGCGTTCGCTTTTCATTCCGCACCCCCTTTGATTTTTGAGGGCCGCAGGACCCTCCATCCCTTCTTCACGGCTCCGAATCCGCTCAAGGCCGCATAGACCTTCGGGTCTGATTCGATCATCCCGAAAACCACTTTTTCACGTTGCTTGGCGGCTTCCCGCATGTTGTCCAGGCTCGCCATTTCGGCGCTCAGGATGGTATGCTCCTCGATCACCTTGATGGCTTCCTTGTCCATCTGGGAACGGGAGGTCACTGTAGGCGATTCTATGAACCAGGAGGAGGCGAGCTTCACCCCTTCAGCGGTGTTGAGCGTCTTGTTTTCGCCCATGTAGATCCCGAGCGCGTTGACGATCTCGGAGGCCCTGGCGTCGTCGTCTTTCATCCTGGCCTTGATTTTGTGGTATTCCTCGACCATGGCGCGGGCCCGCATCTCTTCCTCGCCACCGAGCATGGCGGTGAGGTCCTGGGGCTGGGGCCACATGAGGGAAACATCGTCCCAGGTCTCGGGCTTCGGGGGCTGGCCGGACTCGATGCACTGCCAGAAGCGTTCCGCCAAGGCGAGGCACTTCTCCTGAATGCGCGGATCGGCCTTGATGGGTCCGTACTCCCGATAGTCTCCGGTATCGATGAGGGCCACGACGAAAGCCCAGTTCACCCCATAGGCCAGCATCTGCCATTGCACCTGGAGGAAGACGGATGCAGGGATTCCGTTCTGGGAAAAGTCCGTCTTCGAGTAGCCCGAGTCGGGGTCCTCGTCGTCGCGCTGGGCTGAGAAGAATCCCGCTGTCTTGGCCTCGACGATGACAGGCTCCTCCGCGTCGACGAGGAGATCAGCATGGGCGATGACGTAGGGACGAGCGGCAAGGCGGGCTTCGGTTTCGGTCTTGAAGATGCTGAGAGAACGTCCGCGATTCTTGTACTGCAAGAAATCGGAAGCAGGCTCTTCGCCGTAATGATCCTCGACCCACTTCGCAAGAACGAGCCCTTCCAGGCGGTGGCCCCACTCGGCGCGAGCCCCGGCAGACTTCGGGAAGTCGAGGCCCGTCTTGAGGCGCCACAGGGTATAGGGTGTCTGCCCGTATTTCTTTGACAGGCCTGCCAGGGTGGGGATATCGGATGATCCGATTCCGGTGAGGCGAGACCCATGGAAATCCTTGATCTTGGAATAGCGGTTCATAGGTCTTCATCCTCCTCATCTTCCGGATCGTCTTCTTCGTCCTCGTCCTCGTCCTCGGTAGAAGCCAAATACCTATCCAGCTCCCGCTCCCTTGCCCTGTCCTCAGGGTCATTACCGAAACATCCGCTCATTGTTACCTCCTGTCCGTCTCACGACGGTCAATCAAACGGCTAAGACGCTTCCGCCTTCCCAGTCCTTTCCTGTCGATATTTCCACGCCCATTCACTCCATCGGGGGTGATACCCTGCCAACTTCGCAAGCTCGTCGACCGTCCTCTTGTCCACCGCCTTGAACGCGGCCCCCAGGAGGATGCCCTGGCGCTCCTTGCCCTTCGCTGCCATGGCCTTCCGGTACACCTCGGCCACCTTGTCGGCCTCCGTCCCCTCGAGGCCTGCCTCGATGAGCTGTCCCTTTATTGTCTTGATGTCCACTGAACGGACAGGCGCCCGAGTCGAGAAGTCGAACCCGCAGGCAGGGCACGTCCTCGGAATACCCGGCCAGACGCCGTAGCACCTTGGGCATGTCGTGGTTGTCGGCGGCCTCTCCTTGCGCTCGCTCCGCGGCCGAGCGTCGAGAGTCCATTCCCGATCCGCGAGGACGTGCCCGTGAAGCTGGTAGTTTCCCGCGTGGTCCAGAATGATAGCCTTGTCCTTCCCCGGGGCCGGCCTGAGAGCCCGGCCCGCCTGCTGCAGGTAGAGGGCCAAGCTCTGCGTCTTCCGCAGGAGGATCGCACCCGCCATGACTGGAACGTCGACGCCCTCGGAGATCACGTCGCAGGAGGCGATCACCTTGACAGAGCCGTCGGCCAGACCCTTGATAGCCGATTCGCGCTCCTGGCGGGGCATGTCCCCCCATACCACGCGGGATCGGTATCCCGCCGCCTCGAACTGGGCCGCCATGAGGCGCGAGTGCTCGATGGAGACGCAGAAGCACACCACCGGGAGGCCGTCGAGGTGTTCGCGGTAGTGCTCGATCACGTCCCCGACGATCTTCCTTCCGCTCATCACCGTCCCCTGCTCATGGGTGTCGAAGTCGCCGCGCTTGACGTGGTACTGCGCGGTCACCTCCTCTGGGGGCCGATACAGGACGGGTGGAGAAAGCCAGCCGTCGGCCACTAGGTCGGAGATCGACGGCCCGAGAATCATGTCATCGAAAGTCTCCCCGAGCCCTCGGCCATCCAGACGCTCAGGAGTCGCAGAGAAGCCCAGCCTGGGCACGTCTCCCCAGTACCTGAGGATTTTCCCCCAGGAGTTGTCCGCGAGCGCGTGGTGGCATTCGTCGGTTATTATCAGGTCAGGCCGGCGCACGGATGCCAGGCGGCGGACTAGCGTGCCCACCATGGCGGTCTGGATACTGTCCTGCGTTACCGGCTTCCCCGCGGCGATCTGCCCGGATACGACCCCGAGGCGGAACAGAGCCCCGAGGGTCTGCTCCATGATCTCCCGGCGGTGGACGAGCACCATGACGCGATTCGTCTTGCTGGCGGCTCCCTTCGCGATACTGGCGAACATGGCCGTTTTTCCCGAACCGGTGGGGGAGACGACGCATATCTTCTTGCGTCCCTTCCTCATCAATTGGCGGGTTTCTTCGAGGATGGTCTCCTGGTACTCGCGAAGGATGATGCTCATTTGATCCCCAGGCCCTCGAGGAGCTTGATCTGCTTATGGATGACCAGCTCGCATTCGAGCCCGCGAAGCTCGCTCTCCATGAATCGATCGCACAGCTCGAGGGAGGAAACGATGAGCTCCGAGGCTTCCCCGCGCTGGGTGGCTTCGTGGCAAAGGTTCCTGATTTTCTCGACGAGTTCAGCCCCGGCCATGGTGATCCTCAGGGCTGACTGATGAGAAAGAGACGGTCTCTCCATCCTTCTCCCGCCTGGCCACGACCACGACCCCACCAGCCTTGCAGAGTTCGCGCGCGAAGTTGCGCTGGGCCTTGCTCATTGTCGTATACCCTTCGGTTTTCCCGTCGATGGCCGTGAAAACTGCAACCCTCATCCCGACCATGTCAGGGGTGATCTTAACCGTCTGCCATCCCAGAAGGTCGAAGCCGCCAGGGTTGCACACCCCGTAGGTCACCCGCCTGGCGCACACCAATTCGACGACCTTCCCGGCGCTCGACGGATATTCAGCCGTTACCTTCCCATGGAAAGCGGTGCCGATCTCGTTGCGGAAAAGCCTCCACCCTCGGGCGGTTGCCCTCACCAAGGCCTCGGTCAAGATATTTGAATGCTCTCCGGCCATGCTATTCCCCCTCCCCTTTCATGTAGATCCTTCTGAATTCTTCCCAGTCCAGGAGCCGGACGCGGACTGTCATTCCGCAGAGCCTGGCCGTCGAGGTGCTTGTTGGCGTCAAGCACAACGGGTGCCTCCTGATCTGGGCGTCGTATCCCGCTTCATAAGGGGTCCCGCGAAGGAGCCCCGCGATTGCATCGGATCTGCTCGCGATCGCGAGCACCTCTTTCCCGTCCTTGGAAATTAGCCTCATGCCGTAGCGGGCGAGGAGATCCGCCGCTTCCGCCTTGTCAGCGTCCGCGAAGTTGGCCGCCGCGCTAAGGACTTCGGCAACCGTTCGGCGCTTCTTGGAGTCGTTCTCGATCTGCGATCCGAGAATGTGCTCGATTACCCTGTCCTCGTCCTCTACTGAGTCATCCTGATAGGACGAAAGCTCATCCACCCAGGGAGAGAAAAAGGAATCTCCGATCTGCGAGTCGATCGAGCCGGAGTGCATTACCGCGAAGGCGGCGGCAAGGATGGGAGCCCACTGGTCCACCTGGCGCTGATCCCCCACCTGGTCCATGGCTCCCGAGGTTCGAAGGAACTCGATGTTGTCCAGGATCTGAGGGAGCGACCTGAAAATCCGGCGGCGGAAGATGCCCGGATCCTTGAAGCAGCGCTTCAGAAGGGTGGCGGTCCTCTCCCGCTTCTGGCGCATGGCCTCGGAGGTATGCCAGCGGAGCTCCGCCCTCAGTATTCGGCTCTCGATGGCTGCACCCCTGTCGGGGACCTGGATGGAGGCAAAGCAGAAGGATGACCTGATCCTGAAATTGATCGTCCCGCCGTCAGCGTTCGCGATTGTCATGAAGGACGATGCGTCGCTCGAAGCGTTGCGCGCTAGAGTTAGGATGCTTGTCACCTTCTCGGCTGACCGCTTGTCCAGGGGCTCCATCTCGTCGAGGATCGCAGGGCGCGCATCCGTGCGGAGTGACCTCCTGATGCCCGCCTCGGAATCCTTTCCCGAGCCCTTGTATCCGAATGGTCCCACTAGGGGTACGATGAGGTTGTCCAGGGTGTAGCTCTTGCCCGTCCCCTTCCTTCCGCTCACCCAGATATGCGGGCGCCACGCGAGGACTCCCCCGAAGGGAGCGATGAGGGACCAGCCGAAGGCCGCCAGGGCGTGGGAGGGCCGGGCCCATCCTTGTGCCTGGAAAAGCTCGAAGAGATCATGTCCAGCCTGGTCGCTTGACGCATCGCCCGAGACATTCCCGAAGATGGCATCGGAGGATAGGTAGAACGATTTCGTCTTGAAATCCTGGTAACTCTGGACCGTTCCGTCCCGCTGGATGATCCTTCTGCCATCGTTCACGATGATGTCGTTCTCGTCGCGCCAGACTCCGGCTCCGCGGAGACGGTCTGGGTCATGACGCCCCACCTGATCCTGTATCCCGATGACGTAATCCTGGGCGACGGATAGCTTGATCGCCCCCTGGTCGCCGCAGAGCCCGCGCATACCCCACCAGGCCAGAGGGGCTAGCTCCTGCAGCTTAGAGGTAGTCCAGGAGCCGAAGACTATCGCCTGGGGAGATCGTTTTCCCTCCCTGAGGAACCAGTACTTTTCGGCGTCATATCCCAGGCACCTGAAGAATTGAGCGGTCTCCTCGTCAGGGGCGGGGGCAGAGGTGACATCGAAGTTGGGGCAGGACTCTATGAAGGCGGAAAGGTCCATACCGGCCGCCTCGGCGTCGGCGATGTCCCATCCCTCAGGGCGCTCGCCTACGTCGAGAATCCTCGCCCCGGGAATCCTGTTCATGATCGCCCTTGCGGCCTTGATTCCAGACTCATCAGCATCAGGCCAGATCGTAACCCGGCCAGCCTTCGCGGCCTCTCCCAGGGGTGAGAAGTCCGTTTTCGAGGTAGACGATGCCCCAGCGCTCCAAGTCGTCAGGACGTACCCAGGAACCTTCACGGCGGCGCACTTTTCGCCTTCTACGATGAGGATCTTCTCTGCGTCTGCCAGGGCGGGGAGGTTGTAGAGCGGGCGGCCGTCGGGGTAGGCCTGTCCTTCATGCCAGCGCGAGTCGGTCCCGTAGTAGTAGGGAATCACATCCTTTCCGCCGGATGGCTTGTTGTAGCGCACGACCGCGAAGGCCCAGCCACCGTCGGCGGTATGGTAGCGCCATCCACCCCCTACATCGCCGTGCTCCCTTCGGGCATATTCGGACTTGATCTCTGAATTCAAGGCCGCGGTGGCTTCCTGTGGAATAGGGATAAGGGCGGGAATCCTGGTCCGCTTTGTGGACTTCTTGGCGGACTTGTCGTCTTCGACGGTACCCCCGGCCTTGTGGACGATCTCGGCTGCCGCTTGCTTCTTCGAGAGCCCCCGAGTCTCCACCAGGAGGGAGATCAGATCTCCTCCGAGGCCAGTTGCGTGGTCGAAGAACTGGCCAGCCTCGGAGATATGGAACGACCCAATCGAGGAGTCCTGACGGAGGGGGCTCAGGCACCAGTATTCGGTGCCTTTCCACTCCCCGCCAGGGAAGAAGGATTCGATGAGCGATCGATTTATGCTGTCACGAGCTTGCTCAAATACGCCCATCGAATCCTTCCTACATGCTCCGTCGCATCGCTTCGTCCTCAAGAGTCCCTATGACGCCCTTCTCCAGGATCTCCGTTGGGACGCCCTCACAGAAGTTCGCGCAGGCTACGATCCGTCGCGCGTTGCTAGGGGTGATCGACTCCGCTATAAGGTGGCCACCGTAGTATTCGGTGGCATCAGATCCGTCTATGTCAGGAACCGGTGTATCGCACACCACGGACCCGTGTTTACCGACACGCCATGGGGCAGGGTTGTGATCCATCACGATGAGGCTCCGTTCTTCGACCCCTCCCATGCCTCGATGTAAGCATGGGGGAGCTTGTCGCCTTCGACGTGCTTCTGATTCCGCACGATGGAAACCATGATCTTCGTCCCAGCGGGTATATTGATCCCACAGGGGCAGGACATCTCTCCTGTGGTTACCTTGGCCCCCTCAGGGTCTTCTCTTGTCCATACCGCTCCGATTCTGATCCCCATTCAAAGCTCCTTGATGTGTTCGGAATCCACGTCCTGTGGCCTATCTATGGGATCGCACAGAACAGTCCCGGCGAATGCCACTCCAGCCGTGAACCCGATCGAGAAGATGAGACCCGCGGCGAGCGGGCCCCAGAGCCAGATCAACGACATTTCTACCTCCCTATTTTCATGGCGATGGGAGCGGCGGG